GTTTGGCGCAAATCGCCAATGGGACACCATCGTGTGCCCGTTGTCTGATGATACCAACCTAGATTTGCTCGAGGCAGAACTTCTCGCACGTGATGCAGGCGATGTGATGCTTGATGGTCAAGCATTTGTTGCAATGCGCGGCACAGCGGCGGCACTTACAACCGCAGGCAATGCGCGCAACTCGCAGTTCACATCGCTTGTCGGCTACCCTTTCTCGCCTGATTTTCCTTGGATTGTTGCTGCCGCAGTTGCAGCACAAGACGCGAAAGAATCGGACCCAGCACGCCCACGGCAGAAGCTACCCCTGCTTGGTGTGCTTGGTCCCCAATCGAACTATGAGTTTACGCGCGCAGAGCGCAATACGCTGTTGTCTGACGGCGTTTCAACCTTGCTTGCAGATGCTGTAGGCCAAATTCGTATTGATAGGCTGATAACGACTTATCAATCAAACGCGTCTGCAGTGCCTGATACTGCATATCGCAACATCACGACGCGGCACATCCTCTCGTACATCCGATGGGCATGGAACGCGATTGTAAGCACAAAGTACCCACGCCACAAGCTTGCAAATAACAACACTTTGTTCGCGCCTAATCAAACAATTATGACGCCATCGCTCATGATTTCTGAAGCACTGTCGTTTTTCCGTAATCTCGAAACAATCGGGCTCGTTGAAGACTTCGCGCAATTCAAAGCGGACATCATTTGTGAACGCGACCTTACAGATTCAAATCGTTTGAACATGTCGATGACGTTCAATCTCGTGAACGAGCTCGTCGTGTTCGCCACAAAAGTACAATTCATCGCGTAATTAGGGGGATTCGCAATGGCACAGCTTACGGGCATAGTTTATATAAAAGTAAATTCGGAGCTTTTGCAATCGCTCCCTGGCGCAACGCTTGACGTTGGCGGTTTTGAACGTGCAGCGGTTAAAGGCTACGCGCTTTATGGATTTACCGAACAATTCAAAGAGGCGATGGTATCGTGCACAATTGCACACGGTGCGAATACCGACCTTGTCGCAATGCGCGGATGGTCTGACGTGACTATCACCTTTGAATGCGATTCAGGCCCAACGTACACCGTTGCGCGCGCGTTCTTGACCAAGCCGCCAGTGCTGACTGCTGGAGCTGATAGCAATGTAGCGCTTGAGTTTATCGGCGAAGTTGCAGACCAAGCCTAAATTTTGCGTGATATACTTGCGCGTGTTTTTTTGCAGGCATGGAATCAATCCTTACGCTTACAACGCCAATCGAGTTTAAAGGTCACGAAATCGCACAGCTTGTTTTCAAGCCAATCAAAGTCAAACACATGCAAGAAATGGATAAGCACACGGGCGACATCGCAAAGTCCATCGCGTTGATGTCATCTCTAACGGGTGTTGCAATTGACGCCATCAAAGAGCTCTCAGCTGAAGATTTTTTAAGCGCTCAAAAAATTGTGGGCGAAATGTTGGGGAAGTCCCAAGCAACTTCCTGAAAGTCGCGGCCATTGTTTGTATGAAGCTGCATTTTACACGTGCAGACGTGCGCAAATGCACGATTGCCGAGCTTTTGCGTTGGTTTGACGAAGTGGTTAGTATCGCAGACGAAGAGCACAAAGCCATCAACGCGCGGAGGTGATACGTGGCATCAAGCAATATGGATGTGACACTGCTCATCAAGGCCGTTGACAATGCAACAATGCCAATCAAGCGCATCACACAGTCAGTTGGTGCGATGAATGAAAAGATTAAAGCAACAACGCTTGCAATGTCTGCGCAAAATCTTGGCCGCTCGTTTTCAAACTTTGCATCAACAGCAGCCGCAGACATGGGCAGATTTGCAATCGCAGCAGGAGCAACAGGTTTTGCGCTTAAAAAAATGTTCATTGACCCCGCAGTGCAGGCCGAACGCTTTTCATTCCAACTTAAGGGATTGTACAAGGGCGACCTTGCGCAAACACAAAAATCGTTTCAGTTCTTGAAACAATTTGCGCTCGAATCTAACTTCGGCATCGAAGAGCTTACGCAATCATTCATACGCCTAGAAGCATCGGGACTGAATCCTGCCGACGGCGCATTGCTTGCGCTTACGGATTCAGCGGCAAAATACGGGGCATCGCGTGAACAATTCTTGAACGTTACGGACGCAATCAGTCAAATGGCAGCAATTGGCAAGATTGAGCTCGAACAATTGAAACGCGTTGCAGTTGTAATCCCTGATACGTTCGAGGCACTTTCGGCAGAGCTTGGCGTGACGCAAGAGGGAATGTTCAAGCTACTAAGCCAAGGCAAGCTGCAAATGCCAGCAGTGCAAGCACTGATACGCGGGCTAGGGAAAGCATCACAAGGTGCGGGCAAAGACTTTTCAAAGTCTTTTACCGGCGCAATCTCTATGATTGACGACGCATGGAAGAATTTTGCCGTCGATGTCATGAACTCGGGTGCATTCGATACGCTCGCGCAATCCATACGTGATTCGTTGTCATTCATCGACAACATGAAAGCGAACGGCAGCTATGGCGATGCTGTAAAACAGTTCGGTGCAATGATGAACGACGCTGCAAAAGCAGCTATCGAAATTGGAAAAGGCGTTGTGAAAGCTGGTGCCGTCATTCTGCCCGTATTTACGTATCTCATCGAAGCAGTTGGCGGTTTTGACAAAGTCATCTACGCGCTCACCGCGTACATGTTTGCAAACACAATTGTTGCATTCGCGCAAACAGCACAAGCAATCTACGGCATGGCAAAAGCATCAATCGTGTTTGCCGCGTCTAACCCGCTTTTGGCTGCATTGACTGCAATATCACTTGTCATTATTGCGATTGTGGCAAATATCGACAAAATCGAAGCAGGGTTTAAACGTCTGTTTGGTGTTGAATCGAATTTGCCAACGTTTGATATGACATCAAGCATCGGCATCCCGATGCAGTCTCAAACAGGTATCGGGCCTTTGGCTAACCCTGCCCCGATTGACTACAATCGTGCAATCATGCGCGAAAACAAGCTGTTTTCGGAGTCAAACATCAACGTCACGTTTGACGAGCGCGGAAAGCCACAAGTGCAATCCATCAAATCGTCTGGCGCCTCAAAAGTGCGCGCAAATGTGGGCTTTGCGGGGGCTAAACTATGACAGCATTTGCAAACTCCGACGGCGGCATTGGCTCATTTCGCGGCGTGCCGTTTTCTGTTTTGTCTGTGTCACAAACAGGCGGGCGCAGAACAACAACACACGAATTCTACGCAGCACAGCAAACAATCACAGAAGACAACGGACTTGCACCTAGGCGCTTTGATGTGTCTGCCGTGATTGTCGGCGATGACTTTACACAGCGGCGCGATGACATCATAGAAGCTCTTGACGAGGTAGGCCCTGGAACGCTTGTTTTGCCGCTCTTTGGCAACATCACAGTCCAAACAGATGGCACATACACAATCAACGAAACAACGGGGGCATTGCGAAGTGTTCAACTTTCAATGCGATTTGTGGAAGATTTTAGCGTTGTTGATGTTGTTGGCGTCGCTGCTGTTGACGATCAAATCGTAGCAGACGCTGAAGCGATTGACGGCGCATTGCAAGCCGCTGTTGATGCAGCGTTTAGCGCAGCAGAAGAAATACAAGCGGTTGTCGATGATGCTGTGACAACAATACAAGATGCGGCCTCGGCTCTTCGCAAAATCAACGGTCGCATACGTTCAGCGCTCGGTGTTTTTGCCGACGTGTCACAAGCAATAGATGCAATCTCAAACGCAGCGGCAACACTCATCTCTACACCTGCACAGTTTGTTTCAGAGATGCAAGCAGTGATTACTTCTATTTTTCGCGCAATAGACACAATCGAAACAGCCGCCAAATCATCACTTGCAGCGCTTACAGGCACAGGTCCCGCAGCCATTGGCCGCACTGCCTCGCGCTTGAAACAGCGCGCCATTGCAGACCTTGCACGAATTGCATTGTTGTACGGCGACACGTCACGCGGTGAAGAGCACAAGGCCGTTTTTGGATTCGTGGCACAAGAAGCAAGTGGAACAGGCGACACACTGGAGACAACACAGCAAAACATACGCACCATCGACATTGCAATCAAAACAGCAATTGCAAAAGAAGTAGCACAGTCTGCAACTGTTCTTGACTTTGAAGCATCGCAAGATGTGGAAGATTTCCAAGACGACGTTGTAGCTTTGTTTGACAATGTGCTTGCAGATTGCGACGACGAGCTTTACCGCACGATGTCAAAACTAAAATCATCTTTCGTGATGTATTCGGCACAGCTTCAGCGCACTTTGCCGTACGCTCAAATTGTAACAGTTGAGCACATCACAAGCAGCCTTGCACTTGCGCACAAGTACTACGGTGACATCTCGCGTGAACCCGACATCTCACTTGGCAACAACTTGCCAAACCCTGCGGCAGTGATGCCAGGTACACGCATACGCATCATCGGTGAGGTGGTGTGATGTCTTTGTCACTTCGCATCAATGGCAAGCGTTTTGATTTCTGGACATCGATGTCGGTCACACGCGCCGTCACACAATTTTGCCATAGTTTCACATTTAGCGCCCCCGACGCTTTGGCGTCTGGCGGCGGTTGGCAAGACATTCTACCGATGGACGATGTGCAAATACTCGCACATGGTGAGCTCATTTGCACGGGCTACATCGACGGCGCAGACATCGAGCAAACACCCACGGGAACGCGTTTAACGTACTTCGGCCGCAGCAAGACCGCTGATGTGTATGATTGTAGTGCAATAAAAAAAGGCAACCGATTCTCACGCTTGACACCTGGAGCAATTGCAAGGGACTTGTGTGCATCCGTCGGCGTTGATGTTGTTGTGCAAAAAGACGGCAGCAGATTGCGCGACTTTGCAATCACGCATGGCGAGTCAATCTATGACTGCCTGCTTCGTGCGTGCAATCCGTACGGGATACAACTCATCACTGACGAATTGGGCCGTGTGGTGTTTGCAAAAAGCTTTGCAAATGTAAAACCGTCGTACAGAATTACAAAAGACACACGCGGCATTGTCTCGCGCTCGCGTGCAATTGATTTCTCAATGCGACATTCGAGCATTCGCATTTTGTCACAAGCTGGAGGAAGCAACGAAATCGGCAGCAGTGCATCCGCAAAGTTTGCAAGTGCAACCGTCCAAGATGCAGTTGTTGACAGACCTCGCCCATTGGTCATCGAAGCAGAAGACCAGATGACAGCAAACGAATTACAGTTGCGTGCGCAGTTTGAACGCAATCAACGAACGGGGGAAAGCGATGCTATTACATATGTTTTTCAAGGCTTCATTGCCCAAGATTCTAGCATCTTTAGCCCGTTTGTTGCTGTTGATGTTGATGACATCTATTGCCGTGCCAGTGGCGTTTATGGCGTCGATGCTGTTGTAATGAGCGCAGATGCAAGCGGTGGCACAACAACGTCAATCACGCTGATACCGCCTCAAGCATTTGGTTTTGAACCAGTCGTGCAGCGCAAAAAGTCATCTGCACGCACAGGCGGCGGCGGGTTGTCGCAAAAAGACATCGTGGACATGAAGAAGTATCTTGAAACAATTCAAGAATCAGTCAAACAAACAAACGCGAAGGACCGCACCAGATGAACCTGCGCGAAATCATTACAATCATACGCAAAGAACTGGAGCCGATACGCAGAAGGGCCATGAACGTTGTTTCACGTGGCACAATTAGAACCGTAAGTGACTCAACAAAGACACAGACGGTGCAAGTTGAGCTAAACGGTGATGAGGCTACTTTCCCAATTGAGCACTTACAGCCGTTTGGGTTTTCATCTGTACCTGTGACAGGCGCTGATGTTCTACATGTTAGCGTTGGTGCAAATCGCGCAAACGGTGTTGCGATTGCCGTCAACGACAATCGATACAGGCCAACAGGCAACAGTGAAGGCACAGTGTGCTTGCACACGCAAAACGCGGTGCTTGTCAGATGTTTGCCTAACAACAATGTCGAAATAGGAAACACTCCCACGCAGCTTGCTGCACGTGCGGACAGAGTAGAACAACAGCTGACGGCGCTTGTAACGTCGTTTAATGCATTCGTGACGGCATACAATGTTCACCTGCATGACGGTGTTGTATTTTCTCCTCCGAGCACAGGCATGCCTGTTGCACCTGCTGCTTCTGCAGCATCAATTGTCACAAACTCTACGGCATGCGACAGTGTGAGGATCAAATGATTGAGCTCGTCTACAGTGCAAATGACCAGCGTGCAGACGTCAGACAAAAAGGCATCTACATTTCAAACACAAAAGGCGCACTTGAAACTGCCGTGATTGTGTCGCTGTTGTCAGATAGCGATTGGTGGGCGGGTTCGTTCATTGGCTCGCGTTTGCCGCGATTCATTGAGCGCGGGAAACTCGACAGCAAAACAATCAAAGACGTGCAGCAGGAAGCAACGAAAGCGCTTCAGTGGATGATCGATGATAGAGTTGCAAAGTCGGTCACAGTGTCGGCACAACGTGTTGGCGCCGAAGGTCTCGCCATTGAATGCGTTGTGACACGCCTTGGTGACGGCGAACCTGCAATCGTAAAAATCGTATGGGAGGCTTTCAACAATGGCATTTGAACGAGACACATTGTCAACAATCATTGAACGCATCGATGCAGACATCGCAGCGAATTTGCCAAACTACACCGTCGGGCTTCGGCAGAGTGTCGAGCGAGTGCTTGCGCAAGCACTCGGCGGCGTTGCGCACGGGCTGCATGGGCACTTGGTGTATCTTTCAAAACAGCTCTTTCCAGATACGGCCGAAGGCGAATTCCTAGAGCGCATCGCTGGTGTTTACGGGATCGAACGAATCGAAGGCGAGCGCGCAGCGGGCAGTCTAACAGCAATTGCATCCGCTGGCGGCGTTGCAGTGCCAAGCGGAACCGTGTGGATTTCGGGCACAGGCGCTGAATTTGTCCAAGATTTCGATGCTGTGTCGTTTGAGGAATCGACGACATGGCAGTCGATTGCATATTCGCCATCGTTGCGCTTGTTTGCGGCCGTTGCGTCATCATCATCAACAGGTCGGCACCGCATCATGACATCTGTAGACGGCATCGCGTGGACACCGCGTGGTGACACAAACAAGACATGGCAATCGATCGTTTGGTCTCCACAACGCGGCATTTTTGTGGCAGTCGCAAGTGGCGGTGATGTGCGCGTGATGACATCATCAGACGGTATCACGTGGACAAATCGGACAGCAGCGGCACTCAACGCATGGCAATGTGTTACATGGTCGCCAGAGCTCGGTATTTTTGTGGCAGTCGCGAACACAGGGACAGCAGACACGCGCGTGATGACATCATCAGATGGTATCGTGTGGGCATCGCGAACAGCAGCGGCGGAAAACGCGTGGCAATCGGTCGCATGGTCGCCCGACGGTATTTTTGTTGCTGTTGCGACAAACGGAACAAGCCGCGTGATGACATCCGCAAATGGCACAACCTGGACAGCACGCACAGCCGCAGCAGCAAACGCGTGGCAATCGGTCGTGTGGTCACCACACAATGGGAGATTTGTTGCAGTGTCAAACACGGGGTCGAGCCGCGTTATGACATCGGAAACTGGCACGTCGTGGACTTCGAGAACTGCATCGGCAGCAAGTTCTTGGTCCTCGGTTGCGTGGTCGCCAGAGCTTCTTTTGTTTGTCGCAGTTGCAACGTCGGGAACAAATCGTGTGATGGTATCCAGTGACGGCATTACGTGGCAGAATCGCACAGCCGCAGCAGCGAATCAGTGGAACGAGGTTGTTTGGTCCCCAACCGTTGGGGCATTCGTTGCAGTTGCCGGAACAGGCACTGGACGAGTTATGTTGTCTTACGATGGCAACACATGGCGCACTGCATATGCGGTCGGGATTGCAGCGAACGAGTACAGGGTTTTTGCGTCCGTAACCGCAAGAGAAAAGGGGTCGGCTGGCAACATCACATCATCAAGTGGTCTGTCGTTGCGCTCACCGATTGCGAGTGTAAATGACATCGGCACATCGGTTACAGTGTCGGGCGGCAGTGACGACGAAACCGATGATGCATTGCTGGCGAGATTGTTGTTGCGATTAAGGAACACGCCGCGGGGCGGCGCGGAAACGGATTACGAGCAGTGGGCCCTTGAAGTGTCGGGCGTCACACGCGCTTGGGCATTGTCGCGACAGTATGGCGTTGGCACTGTTGGAGTTGCATTCGTGCGTGACAATGATGGCGAAGGCGAAGACATCATACCCGACAGCACCGAAGTTGCGACTGTGCAAACGTATATTGATGCGCGGCGGCCCGCCACGGCAGACGCACGGGTGTTTGCCCCAACGGCAGTACTTATCACGATGACAATCAATTTGCCGTCAGGCACATCGGCATCAGTGCAAACCGCCATCACGGCAAAGTTAGACGATTATTTTGCGCGGTCGTCGGAACCAGGCGCAACGCTGTACATCTCGCAAATTCGCGAGGCCATATCGTCGGCCACGGGCGAGGTGACGCACACGTTGCCAACCGTTGGCATCGGCGGGACGGATCACACACCTCCGATTGACATTGCAATCGGCAGCGAAGAAATCGCAATCCGAAGCACCATCACCTATGGGACGATTTGAGGATGAGTGAGAAGTATTTAAAATCGGTGCAATCGCTTTTGCCAGGTGGCCCTGCGTTCACACGTGATGCTGACGCTAAAATCACAAAGCTGCTTAAAGGCCTTGCGACAGAGCTGGGACGAGTTGATGGGCGTGCCGTGGACTTGCTCGATGAGTCAGACCCGCGCACTGCAAGCGAAACGCTCGCAGACTGGGAGCGCGTTTATGGCATCACAACAGACACAACGTTGTCTGATGCCGTGCGCCGTGATGCGATTCTTGCAAAGATTGCATCACAAGAGGTGCTCACCGAGCCCAAGGCGCTTACACTTGCAACGCGCATCTTGGAGGAAGACACATACAGCACTTTGACTGTGTTGCCTGGCGATGCAAAAACAATTCGCAATGCGTTCTTGCAAGTGTACTTTCAGACATTTTTTGGCGACGAAGAAAACTTCATTTTCAACATCTCCATCACACACGGTGAGGCGTCCATGTC